TGCAAATTCATTATAAACATCATCACTGACAGCCAGAGCATCATCTGGCCATGAATTTGCATTAATGTAATCATCCTTAAGTGCAGGATTCACAAAAATGTTTAAAGATGGACTATAAAACATATTACACCCCTATAGCGATATAACGACCTAATACAGCGTTTGCAGCAGTCGCTATGCTTGAAAAACCGCGGAACTGATTTGATGTAATTGCAGAAGCCGACAGGATTCCTGCGCCTGAAGGTGTATGCCCCACATGACTAACTATCATTCCATAACATGCTGACGGAAAGGCAAAAGGAAAATCGTTAAGATATCCGGCATCTTCACCACCAGACCCACCAAATCTCGCCTGCCCCCACTGAATAATCAGTGTTCTCCGGGAACCTGAAATAATTAACGGGATCGTTACATACCCATTCAGGCCAATGACACCAGATGCAGTGCCAGCCAGAGATAATTCTCCCAAACCAAGGTTTTCGAGAGCCGTTTTCACGGTGCCATCCGATTTGATATCGCCAAACGGATTCTTGCGGCTTAACAGCAGCGCACGAAGCGCGGTAAGCAGCTGGTCGTGTTGCGCCTTCTCCAGACTAGCACCGGATGCCTCCACCACGCTGCAAAGCTCCTCCTGCAACATGTCAAAGTAGTCATCATCCAGATCGGTAGCAGGCGTGCCAGTCTGGGGGTTACCACGGGTAAAACCGTTTTTACCCGCGCCGAACTTATCCTTCTGCGCGGTTTTCGTGTCTATACGATGCATGGATTACTCCGGATACCGAACCGTTGAGCATCTCGATAACTTCCCGCCGCTTGTCGTAGCACGGCCCCTCAATGTTGTACCCGGCGGTGGTGATGGCCCACATCAGTGGCTGACGTCGCGCGCCCATCCCGGTAAGCATCGTGGTATAAAGCGCATCGGTGGCGTGCTCGTGATATTCATCCACCACGGCACAGTGGGGTGATGAACCATCACCGGGGTTACCGATCAGCGGTTCAAACCGCGCGCCATCCTCCGGACGGTTCATGTTTGAGGCGTTAACCTCAATCCCGAACGCTTCCGTCAGCATGGGTGTGCGTTTACACATCAGTCGCGCCGGGCGAAAGACTTCCCACGCCTGTTTCTCTGTCGTGGCACCGGAATACACTTCCGCGCCAAACTCGTTATCACAGGCAAAACAATACAGGGCAACACCGGCAGAGATTGCCGATTTGCCGTTCTTACGGGGGATTTCGGTATACACCTCCCTGAAGCGGCGCAGCCGGGAGCCTTTATTGACCCAGCCAAACGCACAGCAGATCACAAAGAGCTGCCACGGTTCCAGCGTGATGGGCATCCTCTTGAATGCCCACTCCCCCTTGGTGTGTGGCAACAGCTGAATAAATTTCGCGGCCCGTTCAGCCAGGTCCTTGTCGAAGCGGTAACGAAACGACTTACTTTTTTCCGCCATCAGGTCATCAAGATGGCGCTGGCAGGCCTGAATCACAAACTGGCAGGCCACAATCTTTCCGCGCACGACATCACGGGCATACTGATTGGCAGCATTTACGTTGGGGTAAGATTTCCGGCTCATGATTCGATGATTTTCAGAAACGGGTTAGTGGCTTTCTTCTGCCCCGCCAGGCCAATCAGACGCTGGCGGCTGCTGGGGTCGAGTCCGAGCATTGCCCCCGTGCTGCTCATCTCGGACTCCTGTTCTTTCTTGGCGGTCAGCTCCGGATTTTTGACCATGCCACCCATTGCACCGGTGATGGTGTTGCCCTGTCTGGCAATATTTTTCACGGCACGCCGCCAGAACTCGTAGGCCACGCACCACCGCTCAAGCACCGCGAGGTCAGTCACGCACAGCAGGCCCTGACCGCAGAGTTCTTTGGTTGTCAGTTGCCACATGATCGTGGCGAGAGGGAGATCTTCTTCAGCGAACCACTCCGGTGGCTCAACACCTTTGATGGGCGTAAAAACAGGTTCATCTTTATTCAGGGCTCGCTTGCCGGGGTTTCCGGCCAGCGCCTTGCGCGCCGTTGGCTTGGGGCGACGCCCGGACCCCCCCGCCGTTCCAGCCATATGCGGCACTCCTGGTTAAATTTCATTTTTCGCGGGTATAAAAAAACGATGGGGCGGGCAGTCCGGAAGACGTCAGGTCACAGGGATGTGACCCGCCCCTCCCCTCAGACAGTTGAGAGTTATTATCACTTTAACCGTTCACGGACCGTCTTCGCCTTATGACACGGCCAACACAGACTCTGCAGATTACAGTCGGCATCAGTGCCGCCATGCGCTTTAGGGATGATGTGGTCAACGGTTTTCGCCTCACGCACCACACCGGCACGCAGACATAACTGACATAAACCTTTGTCACGCTTCAGCACACGCGCGCGGATAGCGTCCCACTTCGAACCATAACCGCGCTGATGACGGGACTGACCTGGCTTGTATTGCTTCCAGCCTTCGCTTTTGTGGCTTTCGCAGTAGCCTGACGGGTCTGTGGTTGTAGAGCGGCAGCCGCGAACACGGCAGGCTTTTGGGGTTCGTGGTGGCATTGGTAAGCTCCAATAAAAAAGCCACCATCGATTGCTAGTGGCTTAGCATCTACTAATGTGAAGAGTAGGTTTATTTTTTCTTCTTATTTAACTTATCTAAATTGACGGGATCTTTCCCTGTGGCAGCTAAACACCAAAAAGAATAACTCTTTTGCATGACATAGGTTCTAATTCTCTCTAATGTTTCATTATATTTTTTCTCAACAACCTGTATCGCATGTTCAAATAAATTAATCATATCAACATGCTCGTCCTCGACACCAATCATGCTCAGTTGTTTTCTATCTGTCACTGCTTGATAAAATGTTTTCCCATTTTTCCTTATTAGTAACAATGAAGTTTCTGCTGACTCATAGTCTTGGTTGCCGCTATGTGCTGCAAAATTATGCCTGTAGTTAATAATACAGTCATGCAACCCAAAATATTCAGAATCAAGCCAATCACGCTCCATCTTTAACTTTCTCCCTTTAGCTTCAGAGAAAGCTTTACCATAAAACGTTAGGCTTGCCACAAATAACGCTCTAATTTCACTTGATAAATCTAGATCAAGTATATTCCCGTATAACTTGCCATCTGTCCTTAATTCGTTTCTCCCTGCCAGTTCATTAGCTATTTGGTACCACTCTTTAGCACTTTTTAAGTCCCTATGAATTAGTGACAGTGAAGATGCTCTATCGGCAATACGCCCACTCAATTTTATGCGATCTACAATTTCATTATTGAATGTATAAACCGCTTTAAATTCCCCCGTTTCGGAATCAATATAATATTCAACATCTAACCCTTCATATGATTCACACCCGGGACCTTCTAATTTTTTTCTTTTCATATAGAATATCCATATACGTTTCAATTCTCAGTCAGCATAGTAGAAAAAAAAGATGTCCAGATCCATACATCGAAAGCAATTTTAGTTTTCACACTGACTAGAGATATAGTCCTGCAATGCTCTTATCTGTTTATAACTGATTTCAATTCTCTCTCTGAGGGTGAAATAATCCCGTTGAGCGGTGTCAGTAAGTCGGGGGGCGGTAGCATCATCCAGGCTGGTGGTAATGGTCGTTGATTGCACTCTCGGGCAACTAGCGGCGAGGAACAGCCGCTTAGTGCCAACAGCAACATCACGCTGAAGCTGTTCAATAGTTGCTTTAGCATTTGCAAGTTCTCCGGTGTATTTCGCATCGAGCGCAGAAACATCACGCTGGCGCTGCTGCATCTCAGTAATGGTGGCGTTCGCCTGGCTGAGTTTTTCCTTCGCTTTATCGCGCTGTTCTTTGTAGGCGATGGCGTTATCACGATAATGATTAACAGCCCATGATAGGCAGACGATGGTGCAGATAACCAGAGAGGACAGAATCGCAGTTACTCTACTCATATAGCTGAATTTCTCTGACCGTTCCGCCCGATTCTTTGAATTTTTCAATCAGGCTGTCAACCTTATGTTCGAACTGACCATAACCAGCGCCCGGCAATGACGCCCAGATATTGCTGCAACGATCAATAGCCTGACGGATATCGCCGCGATCAATCATCGGTAAAGCACCACGCTCTTTAATCTGCTGCAATGCCACAGCATCCTGGCTTTTTGGAGAGAAGTCTTTCAGCCCAAGCTGCTTACGGTAAGCATCCCACCAGCGTGAAAGAAGCTGATAACGTCCTGCGGCTGTTGATTTAAGTTTCGGGTTTAGCGTGACAAGTTTGCGAGGGTGATCGGAGTAATCAGTGAACAGTTCACCTCCGACAATAACGTCATAACCGTGGTTACGTGTCGGTTGTCGCCCGTTATCCGTTCCTTCTGACCATGCCACCATATCGAGGAAAGCTTTACGCTGGGAATTTAGTACCTGCATAAATTACTCCTTAGAGCCACCAAACTTATTACCGATTACTCTCATTGCAGCCCCACGAATAGCATCGACCCCGATCAGCCCAACGCCGCCACCAATGGCAACAGAAAGAGATTTAGGCCATCCGACATACTCAAGAGCGGATGCAAAAGTCAGCGTCAGAGCACCACAGAGCAAAATCTCGAGCGTTTTTCGTTTCCAGCCACCACCACCGCCAAAATAGGCAATGCGCAAGCCAGCCATAACGATCGACATAATCACTGCGCCCAGCGGTGTGTCTCCACGCCACCAGCTCTGGACCAACTCCAGCCAGGTATTTGGGTTATGAGGCATTTGTAGTTATCTCTCACCTCGCCGATACAGGAGGTGCAAATTGAGGGAGTACCACGAACCGCAAACCAGAAGCGGAAACGTAAAAGAAGCCGAGCCAATGGATAAGTGCTAGATAGACCAAGCCCAACGAATACCAAGGCCCAGAAATGACAAAACCCGCTCGACGGCAGGTTTAAGCTGTGTGGCGAAGTAACCACTCTTAACAGATTACACGATAAAATGCGGACCGCGTGAGGAAAACTATGGTTTTTTTGAAGCGAATGAGTAAAATCAACGCCACTTTGCACATAAGTTATCCACACTGTACGTTTGCAAAATCTCATTGCTCTCTTTGAGTTTTGTAAATGCGCTAATTTTTGGACTTTTTTTGCCGATAGAATCTAACCACTTGTGTGGTAAGTTCTGAATGAATGTTACCTCTTGGTTTGAAAATTCTTAACATAAGGACATCTGAATGTTTGAGCAGCGTAAAGCCCTGTATGCGCAACTGGAACAAGCACGCAATTCAAAAGTATTATGCTATGTAACAGGTGATAGACCAAACCAAGAAGCTCAAATCAGCGCTGATGTATTCGATCTGTTCGTCAATCATCTTGATGTGATAGGTGATGTTCAAAAAATTAGCCTCGTGCTCTATACGCGAGGCGGCGACACTTTAACAGCATGGAGCCTTGTAAACCTGCTTCGTCAGTTTTGTAAAGAACTCGAAATCATAATCCCATCAAAATGCCATAGTTCTGGGACGATAATGTGCCTTGGCGCGAACAACTTGGTTATGACCAAGCAGGCAACCTTAGGGCCAATCGATCCAAGTGTGAATACACCACTTAACCCTTCGGCCATAATCAATGGGCAGCCACTTCAACTTCCAGTCAGTGTTGAAGAAATCAATGGCTATCTTGAAGTAGTTAAGCATGATTTGAGTATCAAAGATGATGCCTCACTTGCACAGATCCTCCTTGCATTAAGTGAAAAGGTTCATCCCTTGGTACTTGGAAAAGTCTATCGAGCTAAAGCGCAGATTCAAATGCTCGCAAGAAAACTACTGTCTCACCAACTCACTGATAGTGAAAGCATTGAGAAAATTGTAAGTTTCCTTTGTAGTGATTCTGGTAGCCATGACTACACTATAAATAGGATTGAAGCGGTAAACGATTTAGGTCTTACGGTGGAAAAACCAGATGAGCACCTTTACGGTCTGATCAAAGAAATTTATGAAGATTTCAAAACTGAGATGCATCTGGGTGAACCTTTTGACCCAAATGCTATCTTAGGAACAGTTAACCAGGCATCGTACGTATCTGTCAGAAGCATTTTAGAGGCTCCAGACACGTTTTCATATCAATTCCGCACTGAGGGGATGTTACAGCGTTTTCAAGTTCCAGGCGTCCCAGGTCAGTTCGGCATAAATCATAACCTTATCTCAGAGGGGTGGGCTCGACATGGATAACAAATCATCTACAGGTAACTTTGTAGTCTATACTAACAGGCATACAACTACAGCTGCGCCTAAGCCAGCAAGCATTCCATCCACTGCTCAAAAAACAAGCAACAATGGCGTCAATGGCTACAGTAACTTTTTAAGTTGCACCACAGGTTCAGTCATAAAAAACAGTTTCTAAAAACAACGGCTCTCTAAGAGCCGTTGTTGTATCTATTCACATTCTAAACGTATATCGAGCATACTAAGGCAACCATCGATAAATCCCTCAGCCATCTGTATCTCAATGCGTATTAGTTTCTCATCCTTTTTACTAGCCTTGGCGAGCTTTCTTTTAGAGATACCGTATAGGTAATGGGCAACAAGAAGCGAATGTTCGTCCGGCCTTTTTTGCTTTAGACGAGCAAGACAACCTTCAATAATTAATGCATCACTATCTGAACAAGCCTGACGTGTTTTACTTGTATAGGGAAGAAGCCCTTTAAACCCAGCAGCTATAGGCGAATAATCTACTCCAGAACTATCACTCGCCGCCCATGCTCCCCAACGCTCCAGAACCATCTGAATATCACGCATCAACTTTCTCCACAAAATCAGGCCAGCACACCAATCGCCAGCGCACGATCGATAAAACGAAATATCAGCTCCAGCTGGGAGCCATACTTCTCTTCAAATGCCACGGTATCCGCATGCAGCTCGTCGTGATGCTTTCTGCACAAAGGCAACACAAAAAGGTCATGCGCTTTTGTACCCATTCCACCCTGACCGTGGCCTATCAGGTGGTGGGGATCATCAGCGGGCTTTCCACAACATGCACACGGCTGCGTCTTAACCCAGCGCGTGTACTTTTCATTAACCCAGCGGCGACGTTTTGGGCGTAACATAAAAGACTCCGGCGACTCCGGCTCCACTTTCAGCGCCAGCACCTTTTTCGCTTTATCCTGGATGATGCTGGTGGCAGGAACCGAAGGAACAAGATCACTTTCCCGGGTGACAGACGGCACAACAGGCTTCGGTAATCTCAGTGCCTTACGGGCTGCACTTTCCGGTAAGGCATCCGCCAGGTCATTACGAACCAGCCACCAGCACAGTTCCGGCATTGTCACAACGTGACTGTCATCAAAACCGAGATCCCGACGCACGACAGACAACACCCAGCTGGCACAGTTATCCGTTGCCATTGATTCCAGCCGTTCCGTGAACTGATCGCGCAGCTGGTTATCGCAGTGCCAGCACAGACGGATTGCGCCCGGAGCGTGTCGCATTGTGGTCATGTTCTCGCTGTGCCAGTCGGAATGAGGCCACTGGCAGCCTTTTTCACGAAGTAACCAGCTTTCAAGACATTCCACGCCACCAGCACGACGGATCACCGCCTCATTGCGGAACACAGCCCGAACGGCAGGATCATCCGCCAGTGGTTGTAATGCCGCCGGAACGGCACCACTGGAAAAAGATGAATAATGTTCCGGCTCAGGCTCCAGCAGGACACGCCCCTGCATAAACAGGGGCATCAGCTCTGAACCGGGTCTGAACAATACGATCCCCATACGCGGGGCAATTTCAGGGGTCAGTAGCGCTCTCACGGTCACCTCAATGAACGGTATCGAGCAGCTTTAACAGCTCAGGGAATCGGGATTCGAAGAAATGCGGCTGCGTCTCACGCGGATTTGCAGGACTGGTGATGTTCTTGCCGAACATGCAGCCTTTCGCCGTCAGCGACCAGAATTTTTTAATGTTGTTAATTGCGGTACGGCTGTATCGTTCGCGTTGTTCAACGATCCCCAGCTTCGCCATCTGGTGATATGCCTGATTAGCCGTCAGGCGGATACCATACTGCTTCAGCAGTGCACTCAGCGCCAGCGTCGGGCGGCTTGAGCCATCAGGCGCGTCAGCAGGAGCATCAATGGCATAGCGCGGTGCCAGATTCGGTAAGCCAACAGCCTCCTGGAGTTTCTGACAGGCACCAAGCACAGATGAGTTAGACAGGTTTAACTCCCGACGCATAAAGTCCAGCAGAATCACACCAGCCTGCATCTTGTCAGCAGCCTGCCCGGATAATTTTTCCGGTGCGCTGGTTACCATATCGAAAGTACGGATCACCTTCAGATGGAATGACGGGCTGATCCACATTGCATAGGCATACACCAGTTCTTTGCAGACATACGTCCCCTGGTTATTTCCGCCACGAATAACGTTAACTGGCTCTATATTGACATTGACCGAGTTGCAAATCTGCAACTCGCTTATTAAACGTTCAGTTTGCTCATTGCGGAGCCAGAATGCAGGCTTATGCTTATCCAGAGAACCGGCAGCCCTGTGCAGATCGTTCAGGCTGTAACGACCATAAGCATCACGACGAACTTCAATACCATCAATGACCATCAGATTATTCATACTTCGTTTCTCCTCTTGATCAGGCGGCTGCACCCGCCGTTTTCTCGTACTTACTGATAGTGATCTCGACCTTCCCTTCCGGGATAACCGGTCCCCACTCCACCAGCATTCTTTTCACCTGACTGTCGTCTTCCCACACACCCGCGTGGGTCAGGGCGTCAAACAGCGCCTTGTTATAGTTGTCCAGATCGCGGATCCGGTTACAGGAAGCGCAATCAGTTGCGAGCGACGGTAGTGTGTTGTTAAACTGTTCATGCGTTAGTTTCTCCACAGTCACGACACGCCACGGCGCCCGGAGCTGCACACTCGCGGGCGTCATTACTTTCTGAAATGCAAAAGATTTTGTAGACCAGTGCTGCATGCTCCTGCAGCTTCGAAATTGAGAGATACAGCTCGTCGTTAATTGCTGTCTTCTCATGCGGTTCCACCACACCGTCTTCGATTGCCGAACGAATCTGTCTGGAATAACTGCCAATCTGTTCAATGACTTCCAGCAGGCGCTGGTTAATATCGGCGTTGTCCACATCCTCGACGTCAGGAAGAGACACAAAGACGCCATTTGCAGACTGCGCCACAGCGTCAGCAATGAAGTGAGTTCCACCAGCACGTTGCAAAATCATTGCCCATCCCAGCGGGAAAATCTGATCGCCATCGGCACGAAGGCGGTTAAATAATGCGTTTTCTGTTACATCCAGCCAGTCAGCTGCTTCAGCGTAACCACCCGGCAACGCTGCGATAGTTTTTCTGACAGCTTTCACGTACCACTCAGGCTGTTTTTCTACTTTCCAGTGATGCTTACCCACGGTTAGCCTCATCGTTCTGTGGTTTCTGTTAATCGATTTATCCATTAGATTTTTCATAAAGCTCAGGTTTAAATGGCAACCGTCCGCAAGTTCTATATGCAGCTTCTGCTGCACGTCCTTTTGGAATTAACTGGCCCGGACGGTTTCGCCACTGATAAACGGCTTCAGTTGTTATGCCGAAAAAAGCAGCAACTTTCTCAATACTGCCGAAGTAGCTTTCGATATCGTCAGTTGTCATACGCCCTCCAAACTAAGTTTTATTAGATGCTAATTACAAATCTATCTTTGGTCAATAAAAACTAAGATTACTTAGCAATTCAAGAAATGGTGCTCCTATGGAAACGGTTGGTCAGCGTATAAAAGCTCTGAGAAGAGTTACCGGAACGTCCCAGAAAGAATTGGGTAAATTTTGTGGAGTAAGCGACGTTGCTGTGGGGTACTGGGAGAAAGACATCAATACCCCTGGTGGGGAGGCACTTTCGAAATTAGCGAAGTTCTTCAATACGTCAATAGATTACATTCTTTATGGTGCTGAGTTTGAAGGCAAACTCGTCACAAACATGCGCAGAGTTCCTGTAATATCGTGGGTTCAGGCTGGGCAGTTTACTGAGTGCAGGGCAGCAGAAGTGTTTAGTGAAGTGGACAAGTGGGTAGATACATCATTAAAGATTGGTGATAACTCATTTGCATTAGAGGTTAAAGGTGACTCCATGACTAACCCTAATGGCCTCCCAACAATACCAGAAGGCGCAACAGTGATTGTAGATCCAGATGCAGAACCTCGTCATGGAAAAATAGTCATCGCTCGACTTGATGGAACAAACGAAGCTACAGTAAAAAAATTAGTCATCGATGGCCCTCAAAAGTTTTTAGTGCCATTAAATCCTCGGTATCCCAACATCCCTATCAATGGTAATTGCCTTATCATTGGTGTAGTCAAAGGAGTTCAATACGAACTCTAAGACCTCTCTTCTCTAACTAAGGCACCGAACTAAGAAAAGTTTGGTGTTTTCTCTTGCCATAATAACTAAGTTAAGTTAGATTTTATATCAAAGATAACGAACAGGCAGGACGCCCACGAAGTAGCCGCCTGGGGAATATGAAGTCCAGGATGATTCGTTGAGTCATGTTGTGCCACCAGGCACTCATGTTAAAGCAGGTGTATGAAATGAAAGTCCAGATTTTAAACAATAACTGTGAAGTCGTTTGGTCATACGACATAGCCGCCCCTGTAGATCAGAGCGGCGATAGCTGGACCAATGGGAAACATCAGATTATGGCTGGAGTTGTGTTCTCTTTACGCCGTGCTTTGGAACAGGCTGAAGTATTTCCATCAGACCCTGAATGGAAATGGCCTTTTTCTATTTGTCCAAATTCGGAGAGCACATTTCAGAAAATTGGTCAGAAAGTCGCACTCGAAGAGCATCAGCCAACTGTTTCCTGATTTTTTCAGGTAACTCGTCGGCATCGCAGAAACAACAACGCTCGATCATGTTGAAAGCCGATTCGTAGAACTGTTTCTGCTGAGTGTCGCTGAGACAGGAAAAGAGCGACGTTACGATGATTTTATTAATTGCATTATCAAGTTCTTTTTCATCAAAAGTCATTTGATTTTCCTTTTATGTATACGGGCTTAAAAGGATACCACCGAGCCTGAAGTGGTGAAAAGACAGGCACATAACAGCTAAGTATTTTCAACCAGAGAGAATCCTTAGCGTTGTGGTGAATGCGGCTCAGCGCACGCGGGTTAAGGTTGAGGCTGACAGTCGACCTTCTGTAGATACCCACCCGCCTGGTGTGCAACCTTCGCCAGGCACCGGGAGGCACCCGGCACCACAACTTTATGCTGTGTGTAGTCCTGGCGGTACCAGTTTGTACCCTTGCTTCCGGCTGGTACCGCTCTTTTTACAAAACAGAGAAGAGCATCACCGGACGACGGGCTCATAAACCAATCCATCCGGGCGGCTGCCACCGCAGGTGTTCTTCTCTGTTTTGTGGAGAAACTAATCGGCCTTGCAGGGTCGATATGATGAGGAGCAGCAAAATGGCTAGCGAACGCAGTACTGATGTGCAGGCATTTATCGGGGAGCTGGACGGCGGCGTATTTGAAACCAAAATCGGCGCAGTTCTCAGTGAAGTCGCTTCCGGTGTGATGAACACGAAAACCAAAGGTAAGGTCTCACTCAACCTGGAAATCGAACCATTTGATGAGAACCGTGTGAAAATCAAACACAAACTCTCATATGTTCGCCCGACTAACCGCGGGAAAATTTCCGAAGAAGACACCACCGAAACGCCGATGTATGTCAATCGCGGTGGTCGCCTGACTATTCTGCAGGAAGACCAGGGACAGTTACTGACTCTTGCCGGTGAACCTGACGGAAAACTCCGCGCAGCAGGTCATTAATATCGTTCTTAATTAACTGATTATTTATCTCATCACTGAATATCTTTATATAGTGAGGACTTATTATGTCTCAGAACTTAGACGCAACCGCAATTAATCAAATCCATGCCCTTATTTCTGCTCAGAGTGTTAATGAAATTATCAGTAAGATTGGTGCCGATGCTGTGGCATTGCCTGAGAATTTCCGCATTCATGATCTGGAAAAATTTAATTTAAATCGCTTCCGTTTCCGTGGTGCGCTTTCCACTGCCAGCATCGATGACTTTACCCGTTATTCTAAAGATCTTGCAGATGAAGGCACCCGCTGCTTTATCGATGCTGATAATATGCGTGCCGTCAGTGTGCTTAACCTGGGTACTATTGATGAACCAGGTCACGCAGATAACACCGCCAC